TTCGCGCGATATTTGTTGCAATTGAGATTTTCGATTCTTAAACTATTGGCAAAGGAGAAATCCAATGCCCGTAGTGAGTTTGGAAGAACAAAAGCGTCACATGAACGTCGATTTCGACGATGACGATGCTCTGATTTCCTCGAAAATCGATGCTGCCGAGAGCTATACGACGGCGATAGTCGGTGAAAACATCGCCGAAATGACCCCGGCTCCGGGTGCTCTGCGACAGGCGATCATGATGCTTGCGTCTCACTTCTATGAGAACCGCGAAGCGACTTCTTTCGATGGGCGGGCGAGCGAAACGCCCTTCGGCTACCTCTCGCTGATCGCACCGTATCGGACGTGGGGTTTCTGATGGCCCAGTCCGACCAGTTGCGCCGCCTTTCCCGGCGGCTCGAAGCGATCCCGAAGGCCATCCGCGAGGCCGTTCAACCGGCGCTGATCAAGAGCGGGACGGAACTCGTCGACATGATGCGGCACCTCGCCCCGGTCGACACCGGCGCTCTTCGTGCCTCGATCGCCGTGACGCTCCCCGGCGAGAGGACGCCGCCCTATTCACAGCTCGGCGGCTCTCGCACGGCCGCCGAAAATCAGGTGCTCGTGACGGCTGGCAACGCCGATGTTCGGTATCCCCACCTCGTCGAATACGGCACGGCGGAAGCCCATGCGCAGCCCTATTTCCGGCCGTCCTATCGCCTGTTGGAGAAGCGGATCACGAACCGGATCAAGCGTGCGATCGGCAAGGCCGTTCGGGAAGGGTGGACGCAATGACCGCCTCCGTCGCCCTACAGAAAAGCATTCGCTCGACGCTGATCGCTGATACCGGCGTCCTCGGTTTCATTGGTTCCGACGCAGTTCTCGACCGGAGCACGAAGCCGGAGCGCTTTCCCTGCGTCGTGATCGGTGAAGGGCAAACGATCTTCAATCGCATCGCCTACGGCCAGAGAGTAACGCATGAATATACAACCATTCACGTCTGGACGTCCGGCGAAGCGCTGATCGACGCGAAGGCTCTCGCCGGTGTGGTCGCCGAAGCGCTCGCCGGTGGCGTCGGCGAGGTTCCGGGCTTCCATGTCGTCGGCTCGACCGTGACCAACGTCCGCGCGATGCGTGACCCATCGAACCGGCTGGTTCATGCCGTGGTGACTTTCGAAGCCCTCATTGGGGAGGTGCTTTGATGCGCGCCGGCAAGCTCGATCGAACCATCGTCATCGAACGCCGCACCGACGACGTCGGGGATGGCGGCAAGGTCGAAGCCATCTGGACGCAGCACGCGACCCGCCGGGCCGAAGTGCTCGAAGACACTGCGTCGGCGAGCGCCGGCGGGGCTGGCGAGGTGACACGGGCGACCCTCCGTCTTCGTCTCCGGTTCATGTCCGATCTCGCCTTCGACGACCGCGTCTTCCTCGACGGCGTGTCCTACGAGATCGCCGCGATTGCCGAGATCGGCCGACGCAAGGCGACCGAGATCGAACTCGTGAGGATCGGCGATGCGCGGCCGTAAACCCTCAGAGATCGCCGCCGGCTCTTCCCCCGTGCTCGACGTGCCGCGCCCGCCGTCATGGCTGGCGAAGGAGGCCAAGGCCGAATGGCGCAAGGTCGCCCCGATCCTCGTCGAGCGGAACGTTCTGACCGAAGGCGACCTCGGCGCGCTCGCCGCCTATTGCGACGCGATCGGGCAACTGGTCGCGGCGAACGCGATCATCGCCGCCGAGGGAATGGTCGTCGGTGGAAAGAAGCACCCGCTGATCACGACGACCGTCGCCGCCCGCAACCAGATCCGGCAACTCGCGGCCGAACTCGGGCTCACGCCGATTTCCCGCTCTCGCCCGGCCGTGCGCGAGGACGCAGAACCCGACGACGATTGGATGGACGCATGAAGCGCACGACCTATCCGGCGTGGGTTTTCGACGACACACCGATTGCCGATCCCTTCGGCTACGGCCAGCGCGCCGTCACGTTCCTCCGTAATCTCCGACACCCGAAGGCACCTGGGCGACGGTTCAAGCTCGATCGCTGGCAAGAGCGCATCGTGCGGGCGATCTATGGCCCTCGCCACGAAGATGAAACCCGAATCGTCAAGACGGCGGTTCTGTTGCTCCCGCGTGGCAACCGGAAGACCTCGCTTGCCGCCGCGCTGGCGCTTCTTCACACGGTCGGCCCGGAAAAAGTTCCCGGCGGCGAGGTGCTTTCGGCCGCGTCCGACCAGAAGCAGGCGAAGCTCGCGTTCAATGAATCCCTCGGGATCATTCAAGCGACGTCCGCGATCGACAAGCGGGTGAGGGTCCGCGACTACGTCAACCGGATCACCGAGACCGCGAACCGCAGCTTCTATGAGTGCATCTCGTCGGACGCGGGCACGCAGCACGGCCGCACACCCGTCTTCGTCCTCGCCGACGAACTCCACGCATGGAAGAAGCGCGATCTCTGGGACGTGCTGAAATCCGGCCTCGTGAAGACGCCCGGTTCCTTGCTCGTCGTCGCCACGACCTCCGGCCGTGGACAAGAGAACATCGCTTTCGAGATCGTCGATTACGCCCGCAAGGTCGCGAAAGGCGAGATCGACGATCCGGCCTTTCTCCCGGTCCTTTTCGAGACGTCCGGCGACGCGGATTGGAAGGACGAAGACGTTTGGTTCCGGGCGAACCCCGGCCTTTCGTGCTCGCCGTCCTATCCCGATATCGCCGGTCTCCGTCAGCTTGCCAAGGAAGGTGAGAACCGCCCTGGCGACCGCGACGCCTTCCGGCAATTGAACCTGAACGTATGGCTCGATCACTCGACGGACCCGTTCGTCGACATGGGCGTCTATGACCAGGGCGCAGAACCGTTCGACCTCGCCGATTTCGAGGGTGCGCCGTGTTGGATCGCGGTCGACGCCTCGGTGAGGACCGATTTGACTGCCGTCGTGGCGTGCTTCCGCTCCGGCGAAACGTTCCATGTCGCGCCGACCTTCTTCGTTCCGGCCGACAACCTTCGCCTTCGTGCCGAACGTGACGGCGTGCCTTATCCGCGATGGGCGGAAGAGGGGTTCATCGTCCCGACGCCCGGCAACGTGATCGATTATCACGCGGTCGAAGGGCGGGCTCGCGAACTCTGCTCGCGGTTCAACGTCCGCGAGATCGCCTTCGACCCGGCCTATGCGCGGCAGATCTCCGTTCCGCTGATCTCGGACGGCTTTCCCGTCGTCGAGATGCGCCAGGGCTGGCGCACCATGGGTCCGGCGATCGCCGAGACCGAACGGGCGATCATCGGGCGACAGTTCCCACACGGCGGCAACCCGGTTCTCCGGTGGTGCTTCGACAACGTCGCCATTCAGACCGACAACGTCGCCATTCAGACCGACAGCGCCGGCAACAAGAGCTTCCACAAGGGCAAGAGCCGCGACCGGATCGACGGCGCGGTTGCCGCCGCGATGGCCGTCGCTCGCGCCGCAGCCGGTGACGCGAACCGCAGCATTTTCGATGACCCGACCATCACGGTCGAAGATCTCGTTTGGTAAAGGATATCAAGGGAATGGCTACCGAGACCGAGCAACTTGTCGTTTCCCTCGAGGCGCGCATCCGCGATTTCGAGAAGAACATCGAGCGGGCGAACCGCACTGCCAATGCTCAGTTCTCGGCAATCGAGCGTCGCGCCAAGGAAGCAGGCGACCGCATGGAAAAGCTCATGTCGTCGACCGCCCTCAGCGTGAACCGCGCCCTCGGTGCGATCGGCGTCGGCGTCGGCTTCGAAGAGATCCGGCGGTTCGCCGACGCTTGGACCGAGGCGGGGAACAAGATCAAGGCCGCCGCCACGGCGACGGGCGTTCAAACCCGCTCCCTCGACGAGTTGAAGAAGGGCGCGAACGAGGCCCGCACGTCGCTCGACGCCTATATCGACCTCTACGCCCGTCTCACCCGTGCCGCCGCCGGTGTTGCCAAATCCGAGGACGAGATCGCCCGCGCGACCGCGATCACCACGAAGGCGTTCAAGGCGGGTGGCGCTTCCGCCTCCGAGGCGGCCGGTGCGGCGCTGCAACTCGGACAGGCCCTCGGCTCTGGCGTGTTGCAGGGTGATGAACTCCGGTCGCTTCGCGAGAACGCGCCGATCCTGGCGCAGGCGATTGCCGACGCGTTCGGGGTGCCGCTCGCCGCGCTCAAGTCCCTCGGTGAACAGGGCAAGCTCACGTCCGACAAGGTTTTCGGCGCGATCCTCGCCGCACAGGCCAAGGTCGAAGCGCAGTTCAACGCGACCACGGCGACCATCGAAGATTCGCTGACGCGGTTGAAGAACGAGTTCACCGCCTACGTCGGGAAGATGGCAGAGGCGCACGGCGTGTCCGCCGCCTTCCGCAGTGTGATCGAAGGTCTCGCGGGTCATGTCTACGCGGTCGCCAACGGTGCCGCCGCCCTCGCGGCCGTGCTGTTGACGCGTTATCTCCCGGCGTTGGTGCGCACCGCCGCCGCTCAAGCCGCAGTCGTTTCGACGAACCCGTTCCTTCTGATCGCCACCGCAGCCGGTGCCGCCGCCGCCGCTCTGACGATCTTCTCGGACGAGATCCATCCCGTCGCGGGTTCGATCGCCACCATCGGCGATTACGCCGCCGTTGCATGGGAAGAGATCAAGAGCGGCGCACAGACCGCCGCCGCCGCGATCGGGTCCGCCTTCACGGCGATCGTCGACTTCGCCTCGAATGCTCTCTCTGGTGTAGGCGCGTCGTGGCGGGACGTCGCCGACGTGGTGCGGGGCGTGGCGAACTTTGTCGTCAACAGCATGGTGACGGTCTACGAGACCGTCACCACCACGTTCGGCAAGCTCCCCCAGGTCGTCGCGGAAGCCGCGATCGACGCCATGAACGGACTGATCAAGCGCATCGAAGACGCCCTCAACAGCGTCGTCGGCATGGTCAATGATGCCGTTACCATTCTCAACGGGCTTCTGACCCATCCGACCGGGATCAAGTTCGGCGAAGTTGCGAAGATCGATCTCGGTCGGATCGAGAACGAGTATGCGGGCGCAGGCGAAGCGGCGGGTAAGGCTTACGGCGACGCCCTCGCCGAGGCCACGAGGGACCGCGTCGGGCAAGCTCTCTCGGCGCTCAACGGACAGGCCGACGCCGCGCTCGAAGCGTGGCGGAAGCGCGCCGAGGAACACGCCGCCAAGGCGAAGGCCGACGCAGACGCAGCGGCGACCGGCAACCATTTCGCGCCGATTGGCGGCACTCGCCAGACGATGCCGGTCGACCAGGTCAAAGAGGTGGTCGACCTTCAACAGAAGCTTGTCATGCTTCGCGCCGAGATGGCGCTTCGCCGGTCGATCCCCGGTTCGATCGAAGCGCAGGAAGCAGCCGTCGAACGGTTGAAGACGGCGCAAGATCTGGCCAATGCCGCCACGAAGGCGGGCGTGGTGCTGACCGACGACGTCAAGTCGAAGATCGGCGCACTCGCCGACGCCTATTCCCGTGCGTCGCAGGAGGCGAAGGCCTTGGCGAAGTCGCAGCAAGAGGCGGCACAGAAGGCGGCGGACCTCGCCAACACCTCGCGCGACACGTTCAAGGGCTTCGTCTCTGATCTCGTTCACGGCAAGAGCGCATCCGATGCGCTGGCGACCGCGCTCGGAAGGATCGGCGACAAGCTGCTCGACATGGCGATGGACAACCTTTGGCAATCGCTGGTCATGAACAACGGCGGAACCGGCTTCTTCGGCTCGCTCGGTTCTCTGTTCACGTCGCCGACGAAACCCGTCTACGCGCCCGGCTCGGCGCTACAGGGTGTGAACTTCGGTGGCTCGATCACGACGCCCACGGCCGTCGTCAATGCCGGATCGGTCTCGGTCAACGGCGCGACCCTCGGCGGCGTTGGTTCGATCTTCTCGGACTCGACGTTGAACAGATCGAGCTTCAACGCCGAGCTTTCCGACAAGAGCCTTCTCACCCGGCTCTTCGCCATGACGAACGCCGAGGTGGGAGGGCAGGGCAGCGCCGCGCAACAGGCGTTCATGGAGACGATCTTCAACAGGGCTTCCGCGCGCGGCATGTCCTTGGCGTCGGTGCTCAACGACCGGGGCTATTTCCCCGCCGAGACCTTCGCGAACGCTGATCGGTTCATGGCCGATCCCGCCATGCTCGAACAGAAATACGCGGCGCTGCTCGCACAAGTCCGCGCCGGTTCGAACCTGTCGAACTACGCGACCGGCAACGCCTCCGGCTCGGTCGGGTTCGGTGGTGGTCCGCAGACCTTCGCGGCGGGCGGTGAGAAGTTCGGGATCGAGCAGGCCGACATGGCTTGGGCGGCCCGAATGAAGGAACAGGCGCAAGCCTTCTCGGCGAGCACCGACAGGGCGGGGCAGTCGCTTTCGAACCTCGGTGACAAGGCGACGGGTATCACCGAGCCGGTGACGCAAGCGGCCGATGCGACGCAGAACCTCGGACAGAAGGCGTCGACCGCGACGCCCGAGCTTTCGAACATGACGACGAACACGGCGCAGTTGACGCCTCAGCTTCAACAGGGCTCGATCGGCCTTGAAGGGTTCGGTGAAGGACTAATGGGCATCGTTCAGAAGCTGCTCGGCTCGCTCGGTGGCGGGCTCGGCGGCGTCGGCTCGATCTTTGGCTTGCTACGCGGGATCTTCGGGTTCGCGGAAGGCGGTCGCGTCTCTGGTCCTGGCACGTCAACCTCAGATAGTATCCCGACGATGCTCAGTGACGGCAAATTCGTCATCAACGCGAAGGCGACCGCGCGACACCTTCCGCTTCTCGAGGCGATCAATGAAGGCAAGGTCTCCCGGTTTGCGTCGGGTGGTCTCGTCGGCTCGTCTCAGCCGATCCGGGTTCCGAATGGCGGCGTGGTGGCGTCACAGAGCATCAACGTCGCGCCGACGATCAATCTTCATGCGACAGGCGGCACCCCAGACCAGAACGCCGACCTCGCGGGCAAGGTGTCGAAGCAGGTCGTCGAACAGGTCCGGGCGCTCGTGATCGGGGAAATGTCGAACCAGATGCGACACGGTGGCGTTCTGGCGAAGGCGATGGGGAAGTGAGGGGTGCGAAAATGGCCCGCGCAGGCTTAGCGTCCGCG